ATTCCCGTTTACCATCCAAGTTCTATTCAAAAACTGGCTGAATCTAGCTTTCCCTGAACCAGTTAATCCTGTTTCAACTTCCGCCCAAGCTTCTGTTGTTGAATTTAGAGCTTGAACTGTAGTTCCTACTCGTGCAAAAAGATACTTAGTATCGCTGGCTTGAGAATTTAGAGTTCCGAAAGATCCAATACTCCCAGCTAAAGTAGTCGCATAAGTTGCGATTCCTAATCTGGTTGTTACAGCTCCGATCGTATCAAAATGAGCATTGATGGATAATTGAACAGAATTCTCAGGACAAACATTGTCACTCAACTGAGCTGAACGAATAATTCCTTCTGTTGGATATGGTATTTTTATTTCTGGTATTTTTGTTAACATATTTTTTTTAATTAACTTCTCTATCCCTCTACTCATCCGCAAAAATAAGTAGAGGGTAGAAAAACTACGGTGTTAGGACTAACACATTGAAGATCGTATCACTTGAAGGATCCGCAGAGAATGTTATATCAACTGAACCAGTATTTGTAACAGCTGAAAGAACGGAAACATTGTTTGAACCGTTATCTACCAATTGAACGAAAACTGTATCAGTAGAAGCAACTGAAGCAAAGTCTCCAGCTGAAAAGTTTTCAACTGACGAACCACCAACTGATGTAGTGATTGCATTTACGACTGTTGTAATACCTGTAGTACCTGTATATCCAGTAAATCCTGTATATCCAGTGTAACCAGTAGGACCAGTTACTGTTGAATCAGGACCAGTGTAACCTGTATATCCTGTAGGACCATCTGGACCGGTGTAACCTGTAGCTCCAGTAGCTGAAGCGGCTCCATCTGGACCAGTAAATCCTGTTGGACCTGTAGGACCGATTGGACCAGTGTAACCTGTAGCTCCTGTTGCTCCAATTGGACCAACTGGACCAGTGTAACCTGTAGCTCCAAAACCAGTGTAACCTGTTGGACCTGTTACATCTGAATCAGCTCCTGTGTAACCAGTATAGCCAGTTGCACCTGTTGCTGAAGTAGCACCATTTGGACCAGTGAACCCTGTTGGACCTGTATAACCAGTATCTCCTGAACCAGTGTAACCAGTATACCCGGTTGCACCTGTAACTCCCGGTCCTGTATATCCTGTATATCCTGTGTAGCCAGTTGCTCCGGCTGCACCAGAACCGATTGCTGACCAAGCAGGTACAGCTACTGTTCCTGTCATTTGGTAAACAGCTGATCCATCAAGGTCTTGCAATAAACATTCTAATGCAAAGATATTTGCATAGGTTGCTCCTGCGTAGGGAGTACCACCAGTAATTGTCCCGAAGGTAATCAACTGGTATGAACTTGTATTGGATGGTTGTTCCTGTTGTTGAATATCAACTAAAGGAATCAACGGATTTGAATAACTCATAATTTTTAATTTTATTAACTTGTAATAATAGTTGTGGTTTGCCCAGTATAAAGATTATCGAACAATGCTTGAACTAAGCTTTCGAATTTCTTTAAGTCAGGATCGTTACTTTCCAGTGTAATATCTTTACGATATTTAATGGCATAACGAAGATACCATTTATAGATTTCTCTATAGTGTTCTGGAAGTTCTTGATACAGGTCAATGACCTTATCAATTTTCTTGTAGTAATCAATGTAAAGGTTATTCCCTTGCATTGAGTCTGGAATAATTCTATCGAAAAACAATTTATCTTCGTATATTGTGTAACTGGTTGGCTGCGAAATTGTTGGTCTCGACCAGACCTGCGTTCCTGTTGGTATATCATAAGATATACCTGTTACTCCTGTAAGTTGATTCGTTGTTAAATCTATACCTGTGTAAGCGATTGTATCAATATCTTGTGTGTATGCTGTAGTTGCAACATAGGCAACTCCTGAAGTTGAATCTGGAAAATCTCCAACATTGTCTAATGTAATTTCTGTAGCAGTTGTAAGGTGTGCTCCTGAAGTTGAACCACCAGAAACAGAATCTGTGATTTGGTTCCAGTCCTTCTTGTCTATATACCGTAAATTGTAGGGAGCGACTATGCTGTTAATTAAAAACCTAGCTGCTAATACAGAACGATCAGTTTCAGTAAAATCAATATCATCTGGAAGATCTACATAATTTGTACCAGCTAACATTTTAATTGGATACTCGAACTCTTGTTGCCAAGCATGTCTGATCCCATAAAGTTTTGCTGCTGTGAATTTTCTAGCATCATCAATTGCTGATAAGCAAAATTCAGTTGTGATCTTTGGATCATTATCTGAAACTCCCATAGCTTTCAAGACTGGAGTTATAACTGTTTCTACAGAGTTGGTTGGATAGGAAGAAACACTCATTGCATCTGAAAAATCAGATAGAAGTCCAGTAAGTGAATTTTTCCATTGAACTTTGTAGTAGTCAGTTTTTAACCCAGTTGTATCGTAAACGATCGTGTTTTGCTGTGTTGTAAAGAATGTTGAAGTTGCAAGTGCTACATAAACACCATCTACTGTAGCTGATTTGGAAACAACTATCTGGTCGTACTTAATTTCACTTACAATATCTCCTCGGCTGTGAGCCATTACAGTCGCTAAAGTAACGAAATTCACATTCGTATGTGAAGATGAGGTTACAATCTCTGAGTTTTCAGCTCCTATGGAAGAAAGTTGTAACAAGATTTGCCCAGCAGTGAAGTCCGAAGCATTATCAGCTGGAATAGCAAGATCTCCTTGATCAGTATTACTACTTATATAGGTAGATGTTTTAACATCTAGCTGATTCGGAATCTCAAGAGTATTCCCTATGTTGTTTTGAATTTTTATTTGTGGGTACATCTTGTTTTTTTTGTTAAATTACTAATTGTATACCTAAATTCTATCCTCTAAAAATAATTAAATCAATTCAGTCTTACTTAACATATTGTTTAAAGCCTTTGAAACCTCACCTAAGACCAAACCAAGCATCATAACTACAGCTGGACTAAAGACTTGTGCAAAAATGTCTAAATTCTCAAGTAAACCGGCTACAACGATAGCTAAACACATCATTCCTGTCCTCCAGTATAACGACTTCATCCTATTACTAACTAAAACTTTTTTTAATCTTTTCATAATTATTTTTTTAATTTAATAATCTTCTTTAATAATAATATTGTGTGTCTTAACAAACTAACTATTGTGAGCATCTTTTCTATCTTTTCAGAATTATCTTCTTCAATTGCAAGTGAAGGGTTAATAGCTCCTTTATATCCATTGTCATAATTTTCTATGGTCCCTTGTAACCCTGTTGAATATTGCATATTGAACTGTTCATCACCTATTCTTTGTTTAAATTTACGCAACCCAAAATGAAGATGAGTTCCTTTATATGGATTATATTTCCAGAAAGGTGTAGCACCTGAGACTACAAATCCTGAGTTACCCATCTTACCTATTTCTTCACCTTCTAAAACATTTTGATCTAATTTAACTTCAATCTTAGATAAATGTCCAAATGTTATTTCATAACCATTTCCTATTCCTCTTATATGTCTACCGTAACCACCGGGGTCATCCTTAACTTCTTTTATACACATATCACATGGTGCAATTATTGGTGTTCCATAAGGAGCAATTATATCAATTCCATTATGTCCGTCTAATTCTAAGAAAGCATATAGTTCTGGATTTTCTCCAAACCATTGAGTCACAGACCCTTCTGGGTACAATTTTGGAATATAATTCTTGATTGGTGGTTTCATATTATAGTTCAGCTAATTTCTTTTCTAATAATGCTCGATCTTCATCAACTTTTACTTGATCCCAACCAATTTTGTAAACTTCATCCATCTCAGCTCCTTGTGTGAAGTGATTATGTTTTACAATAGCTTTATCAGCTCGTTTAAATATTCCAAGTTTATCCATTTTAGCTTTCAATAAATTATCAACACCTACATGCCAGAAATCAGTATCGAAGACTTCTCCTATCTTTTCAATAATATCTTTTCTGATCATAAAGTGTTCGTTGATATTCCCTTCATCCGGAGATACTTCTCCTGTGTTGAAAGCTACATACCCTTCTGTACCAACTAAAAGAGCTTCTTTAATTGAAGGTGGAGTAAATATTGTATCGTTAGAAGCAAAGACAATCCATTCTCCTGTGGCTTCTGCAACACCTCTTTTTACAAGATGTGGTACTCCAATTCTACCAGAAAAACTATCTTGTTTTACAATTACTTCAACCTTATCCTTTGGATAATCAAGAGCTTCAATTGAATCTAAACATCTTTTCAATCCTTCTTCTCTTCCAAGTGTAGGAATAACAAATGAAATTCTAGGTAATTCTACTGAATCATTATAAAATTGAGCATCTTTCAAATATCGTGGATGTGTTGGTTTCATAGTTATAGCTTTTTTCCAGTGTTCTTTACTTTTTTCTTTATTCCCCAACCACCAGTATGCGATATAAAGTAATTCATGAGGAATATTCTCATAGTAAGGTTGGTGATTTGAATAGAATGGTAATTGTGTAATAGTCAAAGCAGCTTCTGCATATAGAACTACTTGCGGATACATTCCTTTTCCAAAGTAAAATTCAGCTAATCTCATTAGAGGTTCTCTTCGAGCTTCCTTCTCAACTGACTTCGAGTACCAT